AACTCAAATGCGTATGGAGTTAATTGCTAGAATATTTGCAGAGACTGGCGTTAAAGAATTATTTGAAAAGATTTTTGAATTAACTGTTAAATACCAAGAAGTAGAAAGATTAGTTCAATTAAATAATGTATTCGTTCCAGTAAGACCAACTGAATGGAAAGACAAATATAATATTAATATTGTAGTTGGTTTAGGTTCTGGTTCTAAAGAACAACAATTAGTTATTTTAAACAGTATTCTTGAAAGACAAATGCAAGCATTTAATTTGCAAGGCGGAAAAGAATATCCAATGGTAACGTTAAAGAATATTTATAATACGTTATCTAAAATGATTGAAAACGCTGGTCTTAAAAATACAGAGAATTATTTTGTTAATCCAGATGTGGGTATGCAATATGTTCAACCACCTCAACCACCTGCTTTAACACCTATTGAAAAGATTGAATTCACTAGAATAGATAGTGAAAACAAACGAAAACAAGCTGATTTGGAATTACAATTTAGACAATTACAAATGGACAATTCAAAAATGCAACTTGACTTTCAGACAAAAATGAAAGAATTAGAGTTAAAGTATAATACACAGATTGATGCTGCTAAATTAAAAGCTGAAGTTGATTTAACAAAAACAAAATTAAATAATGCTTCAAAAAATTTAATGGCAGCTCAAAAAGCTACGCAAGAATTTGGACAACAAGTACAGGAATTAAATGCAGGAACAGGATCAAACGAAACTCCAATCGGAAGTCAGTAGATCAGAGAAAGCAAGACTTGGTTTATCAAATCCAATCTTTGTGGAAGCGATAGAGAATTTAAAAAAATTGTACTCTCAAAGTCTGTTAAACACAGGCGTTAACGAACAAGATGCTAGAGAGAAATTATGGCTAGCATATCAAATCGTTCAAAAAGTGGAACAACACTTTATTGAGATAATGGAAACTGGAAAACTTGCTAAGAAACAATTAGAAGATTTCAGAAAATCCATTGATGGTCAAAAATTCTAATAATAAAAATTAGAATAGGTCAACCGCATTATTGCGGAACTTCAACTAAAAAGGAGACAATATGTCAGAGTTACAAGCCAACCCTGTTAAGGGAGCTGCGTCTGATGTGCAGATAGCTGCAAAATCAATTTCTGGATTGCTTAATCCGCAAACAGGAAAGATTAAAGAAAAAACAGAAGAGGTTAAAAAACCAGAAGCTGTTAATGAAGTTGAGCAAAATGCTCAAGTTCAATCACAAGAACAAGACGTTGCTGAAGAACCAATAAAACAGGAATCTGAAACAGATCAACCTGAGGTTAAAGAAGAAACGCAAACAGAAACTGAACAAGAGACAAGTGATGTTTCTGAAACTGAAGTATCTCAAGAACAAACAGATGATATTCAGAAAGAACCTGATTCCACCTTTACTGTAAAAGTAGCTGGTCAAGAATTAAAGGTTACCTTAGATGAATTAAAAAAAGGTTATTCCAGAGATGCTGACTACCGTAGAAAGACAGAAGAATTATCTTTTGAAAAAAAGCAATTCCAGTCTGAAGCGGAACAACAAAGGCAAGACTATTCTAAACGATTAGCTGAATTAAATCAGATACTTGCTTTTACACAACAGCAATTAAACTCAGAAATCAACAATGTTGATCTGAATAAATTGTATGAAGAAGATCCTGCTGAAGCAATAAAAGTAGAACGTCAAATTAGACTTAAAAAGGATAAGATGATTGAAGCTGCTCAAAAATTACAACAGGAACAACAAAAACAACTAAGCTCATACGTACAAGAGCAACAAAAAATCTTGGCACAAAAAATGCCAGAGTTTTCAGATGCTCAAAAAGCTAGTTCAATTAAAAACAACTTAAGAACTTTTTTAAATTCTTACGGATTTAATGATGCTGAAGTTGGACAAATCTATGATCATAGAATTGTTATGCTAGTGAATGATGCTTTAAAGTACAGAAATATGAAGAACGTTAAACCTCTCTCAGCTGCGCAAGCATCTAAGCCAGGTAAGTTTTTATCTTCTGGTGTGAAAAAAGATAGTTCTGACATTAATTTTCAGAAACGTAAAGAAAAGTTGGGTCGTCTCAAAAAAACAGGCAATGTCAACGATGCCGCAAGCATCTTCTATGACATTATAACCAACAAAAAAAAATAGGAAAAAAATATGTCACAAGTATCAGGCACATATAGCAAGTACGATGCAGTTGGACTTAGAGAAGATCTTTCAGATATAATCTATAATATATCTCCAACTGATACGCCTTTCATGTCAAGCATCGCTAAAACTAAAGCGACTGCGGTTAACCATGAATGGCAACTAGACTCATTAGCAGCAGCAGCTGCTGATAATGCTAAGATTGAAGGAGATGAAGTATCTTTCTCTGCTCCGTCTAGCACAACAAGAAAAGGAAACGTTACTCAGATTTCTACAAAATCTGTTATCATTTCCGGAACGTTAGAAGCGGTTAACAAAGCTGGAAGAAATTCTGAGCTTGCTTACCAAATCTCTAAAGCATCAAAAGAGCTAAAAAGAGATATGGAAGCATCGCTTTGCGACAACAATGCTCAAGTTGCTGGGGATGACTCAACAGCTAGAGAACTATCAGGATTAGGTTCTTGGTTAAAAACTAACCAAAGTGCTGGATCTGGCGGATCTGCTCCAAGTACATCTGGAACAAATGCTAGAACTGATGGAACTCAAAGAGCGTTCACAGAGGATCAACTAAAAACTGTTATCAAATCAGTATGGGATAACGGTGGAGACCCTTCAATGGTTATGGTTGGTTCTTTCAACAAGCAGAAACTTTCTGGTTTCACAGGCGGATCTACAAGATTTGACCCAGCTGAAAACAAAAGATTAGTTGCTGCGGTTGATGTGTACGAATCTGATTTCGGTGCTTTACAAGTAACACCAAACAGATTCCAAAGAGCTAGAGATGCTTTCGTAATCACTCCAGATCTTTTTGCTGTAGCTTTCTTAAGAGATTTCTCTTTAGAAGATTTAGCAAAAACTGGTGATGCTATGAAACAATTCTTGTTAGTTGAATACACTCTTGAATCTAGAAACGAAGCTGGTTCAGGAATTGTTGCTGACTTAACAACATCATAATAAACCAAAAATATAGGGGGGATTATTCTCCCCTATATCTAACTTAACTTAGTTTGGTCTTTGAAGTCTAAAGACGGAACGAAGCAAACAAGGAAAAAAAAATGAGAACATTAAACGACTACTTCCTAACAGGAACAATGACGGATGTTGGAACTGCAAGTTCTATTTATATCCCAGTACCAGATGATGGAAAAATAATTAAAATTATTTCTGTATTACATGGTGCTATTACCGTTGCTGATTCAACAGTAACTACTTCTGTTAATGCTACATCTGTAACAGGTGGATCATTAACTGTTAGTTATTCAGGATCTGCTGCAGGAGACATTGATACTGCTGAACCAACAGCAAATAACAATGTTAAAGAAGGAGACTTCATCAAATTAACTACTGATGGAGCTTGTTCTTCTGTTGCTGCTATTACTTTTACAGTAATCATTAGACGATAATTATAGTGGGGATAGAAATATCCCCATTTAAATAAGGAGAAACAAATGGCTAGAAAGAAAAAAGAAGTAAGTTTAGATAATAGAATTGATAGTATCATTGATCTATTAGAAGATTTAAGATACGAACAATCAAACAAGAAGTGTCAAAATTGTCAAGGAGATGACGAAGATGACATTAATATTAACGATGAAGATGAGGAGAATGAATAATGTCAGGTAAAAGTATAGATCCAGCTTTTGCAGTAGTATCTAATGAGAATGTTTCTTACACAGGAACAGCAGGAACTTCTGCAGCATTTGCAGCTGGAATACATCATATCAGAATTGTTGCAACTACAGCTTGCTATTACAAATTAGCTGCTGCGCCTACTGCTACAACTAGTGATACATATTTGCCAGCTAACGTAATTGAGATTATCAGAGTAAATCCAGGTCAGAAAATTAGCTTTATACAAGTTGCTTCTGGTGGAACTGCGTCTGTTAGTCAAATGTCTAAGTAATATAATATTACTTTAGTAAGTTAGACCATGAGTAAGATAGTTGAAAAAGAAGGTTTGATGACAACTACTTATCATCAAGAAAAAGATAAAGTTGTTATTGAAAGAAACATAGATTACAAACCTATTGTTGAGCATAATAAAAAATTATACTCTCACAACAACGGTTACTCTAAATCTAAAGATTTAAAAAGAGTTGCTTCTATTCCAACATTAGTTTTAGAAATTTGGTCTAAAGAATATAATGGTAGTTCAAATTGGTTTGCATTACCGTCTGATGTTCAAAAAAAAATATTAAAGAAAAAATTAAACAGTTCTGAATTTCAATTTTTCAGAACAGCACCAGGTAGATTATAATGGCTTTAAGTACATATACAGAATTAAAATCAGCAATTGCTAATTGGTTAAACAGATCAGATTTAACATCAGAAATATCAAGCGACTTTATTGTTCTTACTGAAGCAGATTTAAATGCTAAATTAAGAATACGTCAGATGCATGACCAAACTACAATTACAATTGATAGTGAAACAGAAAGTGTTCCAACAGGATTTTTACAAGTAAGAGATTTTTATATTTTAAGTAATGGTCAAAAATATCCAATGACTTTTATTTCACCAGCACAAATGGATTCAATAAAAGCATCTTCAACAACTGGAGTGCCAAGTTCATATACAATATTAGGTTCAACATTTAGATTTGCACCAAGACCAGATTCAACTTATTCAGCTAAATTAAATTATTATAAAAAGTTTGATGCCTTATCTTCTACAAATTCAACAAATTATATTTTAACAGATCACCCTGCTGTATATTTATATGGTAGTTTATTTCATGCTGCTAATTTCTTAGGTGGATTTGATCCAAACCAAGTTCAACAATGGTCACAAATGTATCAAACAGCTCTTGAGAGAATTGAATTAAATGATAGAGAAGATTCTTTTTCTGGATCTCCATTACAAATTAGATCAGATGTTACTGTAGCTTCTCCATTTACAAGAAGATACGTTACAACAATAACTGAATAATCGCTATGCAAGTACCTTTTGGTGAATGGTTACCAGATCAACCAGAACACTTGAATCCAGGTGCAAACGTTGCTAAGAATGTTTATTATGCTTTACAAGGTTATAAACCATTTAAAAGTTTGGTTGCTTACAGCTCAAATACGATTTCATCAAATGCTAGGGGTGCTGGGTCATTCAGAGATAATACTAATACTGTTTATAACTTTGTTGCAACTAACACTAATATTTACCAATTAGATTCAGGAACATTTACATCAAGAAAAAGTTCTTTAACTGGTGGCAATACAGATTTCTGGACATTCACACAATTTGGAAATTATGTAATAGCTAGCAATGGCGTTGATACTCCACAATATTATTTAATGGGAACATCAACAAATTTTGCAAATTTATCTGCAATAGCTACAGATGGAACTCCACCATTGTTTAGAGTATCAGGAGTTATTAGAGATTTTTTAGTTGTAGGAAATATATCTGGAGCAACAAATAGAATTCAATGGTCTGGAATAAATGATATTTCAACTTGGACTGAAGGTTCTAAATCTGCGGACTATCAAGACTTACCAGGTTCAGGTGGTAAAGTAGTTGGTATTACATCAGGCGAAGTTGGTTATGTATTTAGACAAAACCAAATTATTCGTATGGACTATGTAGGTGGCGCTACAGTATTTAGATTATCAGTTATATCTCCAAACAGAGGAGCTGTTTATGGAAAAACTATTTGTCAAGATAATAGAAGAGTATTCTTTTATGCTGATGACGGATTTTTCCAAATAGATGGTGATAACGTAATTGCAATTGGAGCAGAAAAAGTTAATAGATTTTTTGAAAATAATATAAATAAAGCATATACAGATAGAATTGTTGCGGCGGTTGACCCATTTAATCAACTAGCATTATGGTTATATCCTTCAGTTAATAATACAAATAATACAACTGGTATTTGTGATAGGATTTTAATTTATAATTATGCAACTCAAAAATGGTCTTTAGCAGAAGCAAATGCTAGTCAGATATTTTCTCAATTCGTTGGCGCATATACTGTTGAATTAATGGATATTATCTCTACAAATTTAGAAGATATTAATATTGCATTAGATACTGACTTTTGGTCTGGTGGACAATTATATTTAGGTGCTATAGATTCTAATTATAAAGCTGCTATTTTTTCTGGCAATCAATTAGAAGCAGAAATTGAAACTTCTGAACTTGAAATATTTCCAGGTAATAGAGCAAACATAACAGGTATAAGACCAGTTGTAGATGCTGAAGCAACGGTTACAATCAAGACAAGAGAACGTCTTGCAGACGATGAAGTTGAATCTTCAAGTTCAACAATGACAAATAGTGGTTTAAATCCTGTTAGAAAATCAGGAAGATATGTTAGAGCTAACGTTAAAATAGCTTCTGGAACAGAATGGAATCATGCACAAGGTGTAGATTTTGTTGCAAGTAGAGCAGGATATAGATAATGACAATAGAAGTTATTGAAAAAGATATAGATAATGTTAGATATTCTTTTGAGACGCAAGAATATTTTCAAAGACAAGTTGAAGAAGCGGTAAATACATATATAAATAAATTCAATACAGAAAACGATAAAGTTTTCTCATGGTTCTTAGGAGACTAATATGGCAGGAATAAAAGATTATAGTTCAACAGCAGGTAGTAATACATCTATAGGTGGAATTAGTATTGCTGAAGGTATGTTACCTTCAAATATTAATAACGCATTTAGAGGTTTAACTGCTGATATTAGAGAATGGTATAACGATTCTCAATGGGTTATTTATGGAGACGGCGATAGTACATTTACAATTTCTTATGCAACATCAACTGCATTTAATGTTACAGGTGTAGATGTTACAAGTTTTTATCATGTTGGTCGTAGAATAAAAGCTGTAGGTTCTTCAACTGGAACTATCTATGGATCAATTACTGCATCATCATTTTCAACAAATACAACAGTTGTTGTAAGTTGGGATAGTGGTTCATTATCAAATGAATCTTTAACTATCTATGTAGGTGCTTTATCTAAAACAAATTCATCAATTCCAGATTCAGTTATTGGTACAACTAATATTGCAGACGGTTCTATTACTGCAGCTAAACTTGCAACTGATTCTGTTACGACTGCAAAAATTACAGATTTAAATGTTACAACTGCAAAGATTGCAGATAGTGCTATTACATCTGGAAAAATTGCAGATGGCACAATTGTTAATGCTGACGTAAATGCTTCAGCTGCAATTGATGCAACTAAAATTTGCGGTGGCGCAGTTTC